TGGTCATAGTATATGCAGTACAAAGATAAAACCTTATGGTAACACCACAAAATATATTGGTACAAAGTATGTTGAAGCAGACCTAGCATATAATATGCAGAAGTCTGCTGAAAGACATGCTATCTTTATGATAAAGAAAGCAGTGCAGTTGACAGGTAAGAAGAACATCTGTGTATCTGGTGGGTTCTTCTTGAATTGTGTGGCAAACTATGCTATCATAAAAGATATGAATATAAATTTATATACTGACCCCATTGCATATGATGGTGGTCTTGCTATTGGATCTGCATTATTACATACATATGGATTATAAAACTTCAGGTGTTGACATTGAAGCAGGTAATGCTTTCGTAGAAAAACTTAGAGAAAAAGCACCTGGTATTGGTGGATTTGGTGGTCTGTTTGCAGTACCATCAGGGTATGAGAAACCAGTGCTTGTATCTGGTGCTGATGGTGTAGGTACTAAGATAAACATATGTAGAGTTGCTAATGACTATACTACTATTGGTATAGATCTAGTTGCCATGTGTGTCAACGATGTGATTACCTGTGGTGCTAAACCATTATACTTTTTAGATTATGTTTCTACACAGAAGATAGATGGGAATGTTGCTGACATCATGGTTGGTATACTAAAGGGGTGTGAGATAGCAGGTGTAGAACTTATAGGTGGAGAAACAGCAGAGCATTTTAGACAGAAAGATTATGATCTTGCTGGTTTCTGTACAGGTATTGTAGAGAAGTCTGAGATAGTAGATGGTAGACTTATAAGGTCAGGTGATAAGATCATTGGTCTACCTAGTAGTGGACTCCATAGTAATGGATATACTTTGGTCAATGATATGCTATGGAGGCAGAAGATATACTATAAGGATACACCTGAGTTAATTACTCCTACTACCATCTATGCAAAACAAATAGAAGAGTTGATGGGTGAGATACCTATCATGGGTATGGCACATATCACAGGTGGTGGATTGGAGGAGAATATATCTAGGATTGTACCTGAAGAATTGAAAGTAAATATTGATTGGAGTTCTTGGAAACGTCCTGATATTTTCAATAAGATTCAGACCTTAGGTGAGGTAGAAGAGAGTGAGATGAGAAAGGTATTCAACTGTGGTATTGGATTCTGTATGATAATACCTAGGGATGTTGACTATGGGGTTCAGATAGGAGAAGTTGTATGAAGACACTCTACCTAGGACCGAAGTATGATCTGTCACATATTGAAGGAGATACATGTACCTCTATGGATGTGGCTAAACTTATTGAGGAACGTAATGTTGTAGCAATATTCCAAGGTAGATCAGAAGCAGGACCAAGAGCACTGGGTAACAGGTCTATACTATATGATCCAAGGGATCCTAACGGTAAAGATAAGGTCAATACGATAAAGAAGAGGGAGGCATTCAGACCATTTGCAGCGAGTGTCAAGTTATCTCATGTACATGATTGGTTTGACATGGCAGGGTTAGATGAGTCACCCTTTATGATGTATGCTGTTGATGCATTAGAACATACATGGGATAAGATACCTGCTGTACTACATGTAGATCATACTTGTAGGATACAGACAGTAACTATAGATCAGAATGAAAATTACTATAGGTTGATCGATGCATTCTGTCAGATAACAGGAGTACCTTTAGTATTCAATACATCATTCAACATGGCAGGTGATCCATTAGTAGAGACACCAGAGGATGCACTCGAAACTTTTGAGGGTAGTGGCATTGACTACTTGTATTTTCCTGAAGTCCAGAAACTGAGGGGAAAATGACCTTTCAAAACACAGAAAACGGGAAAAAAAACTCGGCAAATTTTTTTGCTGTAGGGTTGAACCTATCAAACAATGGTTCGATCTGTATCATGAAGGGTGGTGAGATAGAGTTCTACTTAGAGTCAGAAAGAATTACTAGGAAGAAGTATGATAGTACTATCAGAAAACTATTAGAGTATATTGACGGCACTCCTGATGTTATTGCTATAGCAGATTGTTTCTGGGATACAGGATCCAAGTCTCTTCTATCATCAATGGATGTCTCTTCTATAAGGAGACAGTATCCTAACACTAAGTTTGTAGACTATCGTGGGTGTCATCATAAACTTCATGCTGCATGTGGTTGGTTGAACTCAGGGTTTGATGAGGCAGTTGCTATCATTGTAGATGCTAATGGTTCTAAGACTACTGATGGCATAGAGATTGAGACTGTGTATGAATTGCCATCATGGAAGGTACTTCATAAGAAGTATTTTAGTCAAGAAGATATAGGTATTGGTAAGTTGTTTGAACAGACCTGTGTAAACTATGGGTTTGATGCTGAAGATGCAGGTAAGATCATGGGTCTTGCTGCTTATGGTAGTAAGAAGGAAGCAAGTTATGTACAACAAGCATGGGAGTATAGAGCATTAGACTTAGCACAATATGCTGATGGTAAAGATCTTATACTTGCAGGTGGATGTTTCTTGAACTGTAAAGTAAACTATCTACTACGTAAAGAATTGGATCAGAGGATATATGCTGAACCAATTGCACATGATGGTGGAACTTCAATAGGAGCTGCTTATCTTGCCACGCTTGAACATTCTTGACATCAGTGCAACGATAGGTTGTAACCTATCTTGTAAAGGATGTAATCATTTTAGTAATTACTTCTCACCAAGTAGTAAGTTGGACACTGATGCTCTTATTGATGACATCAAAACTATACTACCACGTATAGATATTGGTAGGGTCTCTGTCATAGGTGGAGAACCATTACTCAATCCTAGATGTGAGGAGATAGTCAATGCATGTAGATCATATACTAATTCTCCTGTCTATCTTTATACCAATGGCTTACTTCTCTTACAGAATGAAGACTGGATCAAGAGAGTTCTAGAAGATCAAAGAGTGTTCCTTAGGATAAGTATTCACCTGCCAGAGGTAGTAGATATAATAAAGAAGTTCAATCATCCTAAGGTACTGGTCACCGAACATCATACAGGCAAGGATAGATGGTTTGATTCAATAAGAAAACGAGACGGTAAAGTATATCCATACAATCAGAATAGAATTGCTAAGAGTTTTCAGGTATGCTCCTGTCCTAATGCTCAGTTATATAATGGTAGACTTTGGAAGTGTCCTAACACTGCATTCCTAAGGGAGTTACTGTCTGTTACAGGGCAGAGTGATGACTCTGAATGGCAGGAGTATATTGTTGATGGAATATCTGTTGACTGTAGTGATAAAGAATTGACAAAGTTCTGTTCTAATAGTAGAATACCTGAGAATGTATGTAACATGTGTACTGCTAAACCATTACACTTTAGTGCTGCTATTCAGGACTCAATAAATAAATCACTCGCAACAACCCATGCCAACATATCCATTAAAAAATCTGAAGACAGGTGAAACTAAAGAGTTGTCCATGACAATGAAAGAGTATGATGAGTGGAGAAAGGATAATCCTGACTGGGATAAAGACTGGTCTAAAGGATCGGGAGGAGTAGTGAGTGCGACTGGAGATGTTTACAGTAGAACAGATGGAGGATGGAACGAAGTTCTGTCTAGGGTATCAGAGATGCCTGGTTCTAAAGTAAAACCTCAGAACGGACGGTACATGTAATGCCAGCAAGAAAAAAGAAGATGACCACCAGTGTTGGTGCTGGTATGACGGCTAAGCAGATGAAGAGAAAGAAACCATACAATTCAGACATGATGGTTCCAGTGGAACCTATCACTGATAACCAGAAGAAAGCATTCGCATCTTATAAAGAGGATAAGAATCTATTTCTATATGGTGCTGCAGGTACAGGTAAGACATTCATTACTTTATACCTAGCACTCAAGGAAGTACTAGATCCTTTGACACCTTACACTAAGGTGGTGCTTGTTAGATCTCTTGTATCTACAAGAGAGATAGGATTCTTACCTGGTGATCATGAAGACAAGTCATTCTTATACCAGATACCATATAAAAATATGGTCAAGTATATGTTTGAGTTACCTACTGACACTGAGTTTGAAATGTTATGGGGTAACCTCAAGACACAGGAGAGTGTTACCTTCTGGTCTACATCTTTCATACGTGGTACTACATTAGATGATTCAATTGTTATAGTTGATGAGTCACAAAACTTGAATTTTCATGAGTTAGATAGTATAATGACAAGATGTGGTGAGAACTGTAAGATCATGTTCTGTGGTGATGCAGCTCAAACTGATTTGGTCAAGACAAATGAGAAGAATGGTATCTTAGACTTTCAAAAGATCATCCAGCGTATGCCTGAGTTTGATCTTGTTGAATTCAATGTCAATGATATTGTTAGGTCAGGTCTTGTCAAGAGTTACCTCATTAGTAAAATTGAATTAGGTATGTAATGTTCAAACATATAGAATGTGATCTCCCTTCTCTGAGTAGGGAGACTGTTGATGGGGTTAGACTTTATGATGTTGAAGGACAAAAGTTAGTTTCTATTACATCAGTTACCTCTCACTTCAACAAGGAAGTCTTTGTTGAGTGGAGAAAGAAGGTTGGTGATAAGGAGGCGAATAGGATTACCAAGAGAGCAACTACTCGTGGTACTAAGGTGCATACTCTAATAGAGAATCATCTATTGAACAAGGAGGTAGACCCTGACACACCTGGTTCTAAGATGTTATTCAATCAGGCTAAGAAATCTTTAGAAAATATAAATAATATATACGCTCTCGAAAAAAGTTTGTACTCAACTGAGTTGGGCGTTGCTGGAACTGTTGATTGTATTGCAGAATACAACGGTGAACTAGCAATAATAGATTTTAAAACTGCAGCAAAACCTAAACCAAGAGATTGGATTGAGAATTATTTTGTACAGGCAGCAGCCTATGCATGTATGTTCTATGAAAGAACTGGTACACCTGTAAAGAAACTTGTCATTCTTATGACATGTGAGAATGGTGAGGTGCAAGTTTACGAAGAGTATGATAAAATGAAGTACATGAGACTTCTAGTAAAGTACATTGAAAAATTTGTAGGAGACAAACTAAATGCCAACAAAGACTGAAGTGAGAGAGTCCATCAAGCACAAGTTTTTGTGTCAGGATAAGTTCTCTAATGATATTGAACTCCTAGTCAAGGAGAACACTGGTATGAATTACATAGAGGCAATCTGCCACTACTGTGAACAGAATAGCATAGAGATTGAAAGTGTTACTAAGTTGATCACTAAACCTATGAAGGAGAAGTTGAAGTGTAATGCAACTAACCTAAATTATTTGAAGAGGACATCGAGGGCTAAGTTCCTTGCTATCTAATGGAAATATGGAAAGAACGTAAGGTTGCGTCAGCATGTTTAGTTGATGTTAATATTGATGAGCTATCAAATAAGGTAAAATTTATTAGAGGACTGAAGGGATTTTGGATTGATAACTTCAAGAATGTAACACCAGAACAAATAGAGGAATGGAATAAAGAAAGACCAACTACTAGACTTCTAAGTATACACACCATCAATGGATGTAACTTAGCATGTCGTGGATGTAATCATAATAGTAGTCTTCTTTCTCCAAAGAGTACAGTAGATATAGATCAAGTTCTTCATGACATTGAAGAGTTATTACCTAAGATATATGTGTGGAGTCATATTAGTATAATTGGTGGCGAACCACTACTAGAACCACGTACTAAAGAAGTAACGAAGAAGGCACGGGAGTTAGTAGAGAGTACTGGACAACCATGTCATGTTAAGTTGTTTAGTAATGGGTCAAGATTATTACAAGAGAAGGAATGGATTGTTGATGAGATGCTAAAGGGAGTTGTCTTTAGGTTGACCTTTCACTTCCCATGGTATACAATAAAGGGGTTCAAAAGTTGGGAGAATGCTTATAACTTTACTAAGTATGCAGAGTCCAGAGGTGTTGATCTAAACGGTAATACTTTTGAACTTAGTGAAGCATACAGATTAGATAACGGACAACCTAGAGTATGGTTTGACTTGTTTAGGTATGAGTATACTGATGGCATCAAGTACTATCCATATGAAGACAATGATATTGATGAGAGTTTCAAACATTGTAGTTGTCCTAACTCTCAATTATATAATGGACATCTATGGAAGTGTCCTATGATATCTTATCTCAGAGAATCATTAGAAGCTACAGGTCAGTTAGATGATCCTAAGTGGAAGAAGTATCTAGGATACAAACCAACCAGTATCAATTCATCTGAGGATGAGTTGAGAGCATCATTCAAAGAGGTTTTAGAACCTCATGACATCTGTAACATGTGTTCTGCTAACCCTAAGTGGTTTACTGCAACGAAACAATTAGATTCATCACAGAAAAAGACTGTTGAAATGATCAACCCTCCAAATTATGACACCCTTTGACACCTACAAAAAGTATCTTGCATTCAAGAATCATTTTACCAAGGAGAAGTATGACTACCATAAGTATGGTGGTGCATCTAGAGCTAAGATAGAATCATTCTATAAGAGAAAGGATAGGTACTTCTTTGAGAAGACATCAAGGAAGTATAAAGATGAAGAGGTATGTGATTTCTTTCTTGCTAACTTTGTAGACACTGATAACCCTCAAGGTGTATGGATAGGAAACATTATCAAGACAGGTGAGGTAGTATATAAAGATTGGATGAAGAGACAGCAGAGTTTATTCTATAATTTCAAGCAGGGTTCAGAAGATATGATGGACTTGTATGATTATGAAGAGTTCTTTGATGCATCTAAAGGTCACCCACCTATACTCAAGGAGCATCTTGCTGGTCGTATTAGTGTAGAAGAGATGTGTATCTATGAAAAGGTATTCTCTTACTGTAAAGACTATGATAAACTGTTAGATGATCCAGTCTGGAAGGTAGTTGGTCTAAAGATCAGGAAGTACCTACCATTTTTGAATATAGATAAAGGTAAGTACAAAAGTCATTTGCTAATGAGGGTAAAGGAAAGGTATGGGTAAGTTTTTCGAGTCAGATAAAGTTCGCATGGAGATGGAAGACATCTATGATCTTCAGAAGGAACTTTATAGTGTCATCATGAAGTTTCCAGGGATGAGTGATGAAGCTAAGTTTTTACATATAGAAACAGTCAAGGAACTGTTAGAGAAGCAGCAGATAATGTGGACTAGGTTGTCATTATCTGATGATCCAGAAGCAATCAAGATGAAAGAAAATATAAGAGCAGGTTCTAAAGAGATGGGGTTTGGTGATGCTGATCTTAATATGATCTTTGCAAACATGAGGACCACATTGAATCAAATGCAACAAAGTCTCCGTCGATGAAGATATATTTTGATGGTTGCTCTCGGACGTGGGGAGGTGAACTAGAAAATAGAGAGCAAGAAAGATTTAGTTCTCTGATATGTAAGAAGTTAGATGCTGAAGAGTATAATATATCAAGAGGTGGTGCAAGTAATGAACGTATTGTAAGACAGTTACTTGTGGAGAATGATATTACAGATTATGATCTAGCAATAATACAGATGACATTTCCAAGTAGGACAGAGTATTTTTATCAGAAGTGGAGAGGAGTTTCCATTCAAGACACACAACTCTGGAAACCATGGAAGAAAAAGAAGAAACGTTGTGAGCATGAGGATTTCTGGACATATTATTATGATAAAATATATTGTGAGTATCATGGTAGTATAAAAGAGAGGATTACATATCAAATCATAAAAGATCATTGTAAAGTAAATAATGTGCCTCTTATTTTGATGACTAATAACAATTGGGATACTGATCTAAAATTTGACATTGAAATAGAACATACAAGATACCCAAAAGCACATGGTGGACACGAGAATAAAGAAGGTCATAGAATACTGGCAGATGATATATTATCCCTGTTGACAAAGCTATGAAAGTATACATTGATGGATGTTCTAACACCTACGGCAAAGACCTAGAGAATCCTGAGGAGTCTAGGTATAGTAGGTTAGTATGTAATGAGTTACATGCTGAGGAATATAACAGAGCAGTATGTGGTGGTAGTAACAGGAGAATAGTAAGGAATCTAATCAATACTGATTTAGAATCATACGACTTGTTCATCATACAGATGACCAAGAGAGCTAGGACTGAGTGGTATGACCCTAGGTATACTGGTGAGTCACCTCATACTACATATCCTCCTATGAATCAATGGCAGAGGGTAAGGTATCCTGCTGTACGTACAGGCAATGATGAATTTTGGGAAACATATTATAGAGAGGTTTATCATGATGAGTATGGAAAAGTTGACGAGGAGATATATTATAGAACGATTAGATCTTTGTTAGAAAATGTACCACATGTTCTACTTTGGTTAGGAGATTATGATTTCAACCTACCAGTTGATCTAAAATATCCTAAAGGTTCCTTGCCTAAAGAGAGGAGAAAACATATCAATGAGAGTGCTCATAAGATCATTTGTGATGATATATTATCCCTGTTGACAAAGCATAAATAGTGTGGTACACTATGTTTACGGTGAAAATACTACAATCCACCTAATACAACGAATATGTCATTCGCTAATCTGAAAAAGCAATCTCGCTTGGGCAGTCTTACTTCCAAACTGACCAATGAGATAGAAAAAATGAATAAGGGAAGCACTGGGGGTGCTGACGAGAGACTATGGAAACTGGAAGTAGACAAGGCAGGTAACGGTTATGCCGTTATTAGATTCCTTCCTGCTCCAGACAAGGAAGAACTACCATGGGCAAAAGTATGGTCACATGCTTTCCAAGGACCAGGTGGTTGGTACATTGAGAACAGTCTTACTACTCTTGGTGGTAAGGATCCTGTCTCTGAGTACAATAGATTACTTTGGAACAGTGGCAACGATGCTGACAAAGATCTTGCACGTAAGCAGAAGCGTAAGCTTTCTTACATCAGCAACATCTATGTTGTAAAGGATCCAACTAATCCACAGAACGAAGGTAAGGTATTCTTATACAAGTTCGGTAAGAAGATCTTTGATAAGATCACTGCAGCAATGCAACCTGAGTTTGAAGATGAAACAGCAATCGATCCATTTGATTTCTGGCAAGGTGCTAACTTCAAGTTGAAGGCAAAGAACGTAGCAGGTTATAGGAACTATGATTCCTCTGAGTTTGCTGCATCTAGTCCTTTACTAGATGATGACGATGCTCTTGAAGCATTGTGGAAGAAGCAGTACTCATTAGAAGAGTTCACTGCTGCAGATCAGTTCAAGTCTTATCAAGACCTTGAGAAGCGTTTACACAGTGTTCTGAATACTTCTCGTCCTAAAGTAGCACCTGAAGTTGCTGATGAGGAAGCGGAGATTGTTACTGCTGATCCAACACCAGTTACTGCATCACCTATTGTGAATAGTAAACAAGATGATGACGATGCATTATCATACTTCCAGCGTTTAGCTGAAGAGTAATGGAGTACGTCTCATTTGAAGAGACCATTGGAGTCTACGATGGAGATCAATCTGTCGTAGACTCTGCTTTATCTTATGTCTATAAACTAAGAGAACAGTATCCAGAGTCTGATGGTAACTCTAACAAAGGTGGTTGGCAGAAACAACTGAACCATCCAATCAAGAATGTAATTGAAAGAGAGTTTAGAAAATATATCAAGCATTATTGTATAGAAGAACCATATTGGTTAGATTTTACTAGGTTATTTTGCAATATAAATCCACCAGGTGCATCTAATATGATGCATCATCATACAGTCGGTGAGTTTAGTGGAGCACTATGGTTGAAGGCAGAACCTGATGCAGGTGACCTTATAGTCATGAACCCATTCTATAATAGGTTCATGAATACGTGTACGATAGCACAGAAGAAAGATTATAATGCTATGTACTTCCACCCTCAACCTAACAGAGGTGTGTTCTTCAACAGTAATCTAATCCACTACGTTGACATCAACAGGTCAAATGAAGACAGGGTTTCGATTGCCTACCACATAGGAATCCATTATAACTGAGGCAAATTCGACTTTTATTTCCAAATATTCGGGAAAAAAAACTCAGCACTTTTTTTGCCATTAAGGTTTTTTCATGAAAAACATCAAAATCATAAAAACGGGAATTGACCCAAAACCCTTTTTAGAGCAAATTCGTCCAGATCACTGGAAATGGGTTTCTCAGCAAACTGGGGTAGGTGGCAAAAAGAACCCATATGGGTTTTTACCACTAACTATGGCAAAAGTCAAAAAAGGTGAAA